ACTCCTATCAATCATCAAATTACAGAGTAATTATATCAAGACTGATAGGAGTTGACAAGCGTTTTCGCATTTTATTTCTGAATAGTCTACATTCACCAAACTTATTATGGGAAGTATTTGTTGAGAGTCTCTAACTTCTCATCCGCTTCTGCAAGGTTAGCGAGTTCGCTCTCGATACTTTCCATAATGTCTGGATGTTCTCCAATACCCGCTGGGTTGATCAGATAGATCTCGATGTTAGCTTTGTGATAGTTGATCTTTCCTTCTAGATGTTCCCGCATCGCGGACAGCAGAATCGTTCTTACTGGTGATGTCATTTTTTGTTCTCCTTTGAAACCATTGTCTGACATAATATTTTCTAAACACTGCAAAAACAAAAAAAATTGCGGTCATTGCAATTGAGATCTGTCCAGCAGACCACTCCCACGCCAACATCGGTGTGAGAAATATAAAGTTTAACAAAAGATTGATAGGTGTGGCAAGCGCCGTATCAAATATTGCTTCCTTCAGAGCCGGTTTGTCTTTCATTATGAATCCTATCGTGTTCATAGAGTGCAAGGAATCCGTAGTGAATAATCTTCAGGATATCCTTGCGGTGTTCTGAGGGCGAACCCTTTTTGCCGTAACGGTCGTTGTATTTATCGACGTTACCTAGAAAGAAACCTAGACCGTGACCACGATCGATGATTACTTCAGCCGACTGAAAACCACCGTGTCCATAGTGACCAGAGTATGTGCTATCAACGTAGTCACGAAACTCATTGATTAACTCGTTTTCACGAAACTTATAATTTACAGGTTCTTTTATAGTGAAAACAAAATCCTCACCAAAACTTGCTTTCATATTAAGTGCGAGGGGATCTAATGGTTCTAGTTCAATTGTGTTTACAGTTAGTGGTGTATCAAACATTTCAAGTTGTGACATAATATAGATTTTCCTTAATTAACTTTACGAGTTTCCCCGTCAACTGTGACAAAAAAGTCTGCATCTTCCGTGATCTCAAGTGAGTCAGCACGAAAACAATGCAGAAGAGTTTCGATTATATTGTGGTAACCTTCGTTCTTACCAAAGTATTTACCTGCGTGAAATGATGCAAACATTAGACCGGTTGCGATGATTGTGTGTAAAGTTGCGTCCATAACTTTCTCCTATGAAAACTGAATCTTTTTCAGGTTTTCTCCAGCTCGAGAATTGTCGAACGGGATACTCATCTCGTCGTCTTCCTTCATCAGATTTTGTTGAGACTGATCAACATCGAACAATCTCATCTTCGATCTGTCGATACCCAAGACGAACCTTTTGTTGTGGTTCGGATCGTTGTATCGATTCTTCAACTGTTTCACCATGATCTGACCTAGATTTTCTAGTTCATCATTGGACACCAACGCAAACATGAGATCCGCAGTGGCGGGCAATCCAAACGACTCTGAGGTGTCTTCAAGGCCTGGATCTGAGTTCGCAAATCCAGATCGAGTTGTCTGCGTTGCCGAGACGATCGGTAGATCAAACTCAACAGCGAGACCACGAAGTTCCTCAGCGATTGCCTTGATATATGTGTATGAGTTGATCGATCCACCCATACCCTTCATTCGTGAAGACGCACATATATTTAGGTAATCAACAAAGATTATATCAGGAATAAACTTCTTTTTCAAGCGTAATTCTTCAAGTAGTGCACGGAAGTGATTGGTGTGTGCTTGTCCTGTGGGATACTCTTTGATGATCAGTGTACCTTCTGTCTTTTCTCCGATCTCACGGACGCGATCACGGAACATGTTTTGAGAAAGATTCTGAATCTGGTCGATGGGGCAGTTCAGGAGATTCGCATCGATACGTTCTGCGATTCGTTCTTCGGACATTTCCATTGTGATATAAAGTACGTGTCGCCCCTGAGACAATGCGTTGCCGGCCATATGGCACATGAATAAAGACTTACCGACCCCAGTACCAGCGAGAGCAATATTAAGAGTTTTATTAGGAAGACCTCCCTTAGTGATGGAGTTAAAATATTCCAGATCAAATGGTATGCGATCTTCAGTACGATGATAAAAATCATAACGTTCATCAACGTTTGCAACATAGTCGTGTCCGATGTTAGTATCAAAAGAAACTGCAAGTGCCTTCTGTAGAATATCAGGCAAAGAGTTCTTAGTTAGGGTTTGGTGTTTGCCATCAATTACGGATATGGACTCCATGATCGCAAGGAATATCGCACGGTCTTGGCACCACTTCTCTGTGGTATCGAGTAACCATCGTTGATCTTCCTCTTTCTTGGCAAACAGGGTTGGAAGGATTTCAAGAGTCTCGTTGTAGCTGGACTCGTTGATATCTTCAGACTCATCAATCTGAAGACGAAGGGCGTCCTCAGTCGGAAGGCGATTGTACTTCCCGACATAAGAAATAATTTCATTGAATAGTAATTTGTGAACGCCTTCGAAGTATTGTTTTTTGAGAAAGGGGCCAACTTTACGCATGTACGTATCGTTGGTGAGTAAATTATTCAGTATCAGTTGTTCTTTCATTCTCTACTAGTTGTCCATTAGCAATTGCATTTTCAAGGACTGATTCAAGGATGTCACCCACGAAGATTTGTAGTTCTTCGTTGTCTTCAGTCAAATCAGAGTCAGGTGAATATATTACCACAAAATTAAAGCGAAGACAACCCTCTGAGTCGTCAAATCTAATATTACCAAAACGAACTACNGTNTCNNTAAATGGACCACGTAGGATGCGAACATCCCACGCTTGTTCATTATCAACGTCTTCGGAAGGTGTCAACTCATAGTCAATATCTTCACTCGCTTTCTGAAACATTACTCTTCAGCCTCAATATCCAGACTTAGATTAGAGTTACCGACGATGGAATACATTTGACTGACAAAATCACGGAAGTTTTCTTGTTCGAGAAGGGGTGTCCAGAACTCTTCCGTCAGAGTATCTTTGTGTCTCACTTTTGACCCAATCTCTTCTCCAGTAGTTGTGTCAACCAGTTGATACCAACCATTAGAAGGTTTAGTGACAAACCCACCAGCAAGAGCAACATCCAACAAACCGCTGTAACGCTCAATACCACCATCCCAAGAAACTGAGATAGGAATCTTCGACTTTTCTTTAACCATTCGTGATTTCTCAACGTTGATAATGAAATCATATCCGGTTACCTCCGTACCAGTTTTATTCTGTCGGCGACCAAGAATCCAGATGTTATCCGCAGAGTAGTAGATACCCGTACCACCACCGACAATGTCCTTCGGGAACAACCCGATCTCTTTGTAGGTGTGGTTGATCGCCAGTAACGGAATGTTCTTCATGGTCAGATACGGCGTTGACATTCGGAACAGACCCTTCAGTGCTTTTGCACGAGACATGTCTGCGACAGATTTTTCGTTGATTGCATCTTCGAGTTCTTTCTTAGATGCAAGGTTACCAATCGAGTCAATCACGATAATGACCTTGTCATCGGGTGAGATCTCTTCGAGTTGGTTGATTAGGTCAAACTTCAGTTCTTCGACATTGGTGATCGGAGTGTGAAGTACACGACTCGCATCAATACCAAAGTTCTGGAAGTATGACTGTGGTGATCCAAACTCAGAATCATAGAACAACATGATTGCTTCGGGATCAGAATCCAAAAAAGCAGAGGCCATCTTCAAGGCAAAAGATGTCTTGAAGTGTTTTGATGGCCCTGCAAGTACGGTCAGACCTGAAGCGAGACCGCCATCTAACCTACCAGAAAGAGCGACGTTCATCATCGGAACGTCGATCCTTGTTACTTCCTTTTCTGCAAAGAACTCAGATTGATCGAGTACCGCAGTACCGACAACCTTTGAGTTCTTCTTGAGTTTCGCCATTAGCGACATATTAGTCTCCTAGACAGGATTCAATCAATGATAATGTATCAGTACCACCAGTAAAGATTCTTGCGTCGTAACACAAACCACTGCTGACATGAGAAGGCACGTTACTCACACCCAAAGTAGAACGAACAATTCGTGATACTACCATAGGATTAGCGTTCTTCATATCCATTACAGCTTCATGAAGTTCATCAAAGAACTTCTGTTGAACCAAACGATAACCTGTGGTGGCAAGTTTCACATAAACCGCTTCCGCAAATGATGTGACCTTTAACTCTTCTGCGGAAAACCATGTTGCGTTCTGGATGATTTCCATGTGCGCTTTAATCACTTCAGGACTACCACCCAAGATTTGAATAGGTGGTGTGATATGATCAGATAGATTCGCGGAATCTGTCAGATCCGGCATGTAAACGATTTTATTGTCTACAACCTGTTTCGTCAAAGACATCATGAGTCTTTCAAAGGTGTCAACATTGATTGATGATCTTATACAAACACCCGATCCACACCCACGAAGAATTCTCTGCAACGATCCAATCAAAACCGAATCGTCTTGCGTGTCATTCTTCTTGACAGTAATCGGATCACACCAAAATACAATGGCAGGTTTCTCTTCAATCAAGGCATCAATGTCTTCTGGTTCTGAGGTCCATGTTGTAACCTCTACCCCACGTGGTGCATTAAATGCACGAACAGTGCCAGCTGTGAGTGGATCGTCTTCTAATCCAATAACAGCAATTTTCAGCGGTCCCCTCTCTTCAGGAACTTGATTCTGCTCGACGACTTCTGCGTCAACTACTTCTTCAGTCATAATAACTCCTAGTTATTTCTATATGCATATTCTACAGCTCGATCCGCTTCAACTTCAAGTGGACGATTAGTATACCAGTTGCCGGTGTCATTGTCAAGCTGTTTACACAACTCAGCAATCTCTCTTGCGGTGATTGGGTACCCTTTCTTGATTGCACTACCAGCGATTGCAACCATGATTGAAAACATCTTGTGGTACCATCCCGTTTCCGAAATAGTTCTGTACTCCATTGCCAGACGTTTCGGAAAAAATGGACAGTCGTGATAACTTGTCCACCTAAAGTCAGTGTTGTTCATCGAGTTCTTTCGATGTTCGACCACCGTCCGTTGTACATCTTCCGGTAGTCTATCTAGGAAAGTTTTACCAACCTTTTCTTTGTATGGGTGTTTCAGAATAAGATAATCGACATCAATAGGACGGCCTGAATTACGGAATATAAAATTATGAGCACCATCGTATTTTGCAGCGACATAGTACATTCTGCTAAGGTCTTTAGTTTGCGCGTCTCCGATGTCACCGACTTCAGTATTGAGTGCGTACCAGAACTTGGCGATGAGATCTTTATGTACAGTCTCCATAAGGTTGAATACAAGTCTGAACTTCGGTCGATCCACGGTAGAAGACGCTGTACTATAACAAACGAAATCCCAATGACCAAAACGCTCAATGAGAGTTTCCCGTAATCCATCGGCATCGATGTCAATATCGTCCACATCGATAGCGGCCCACTTTCCCCACAACTTAACATTCTTATTGCTCCGTGTTGTTCCGTCTTCATACACTGCCGGACTGATCAAAGGCGCTGTCGCCTTGGTGTCCGGCTTTTCTGATAACATGAACAACAAACCCACAAATTCATCCCATGTCTCAAACGACATGGTCTTGTGTGTTTTATTGTCATAACGATTTCTGAATAATGTTAGAGAGTACATAGTCCCATCTGGTTGACGCGATACTTACCTTTCCACGTCTGTTCATAATAAAATTCTTTCACTAATTTATATTTTTGTGCTTGTACTGCTCGTCTAACTTGTCGTTGATCCCAGTTGTCAACCAATACTACAGGTATATTCAAATCTTGACACAAAATTGCATCTCTAGCCGCAGCTTCCTTTGAGTGGTAACCGTCAATCAAAGCATAGTCAAAATAATTTGGATAATCTCTTACCAAAGAATCTTTGAGGTTTTGTGTTCTGCCCTCTATGTGTTTGAATCGTTTCCCATACACTTCCTGCATTTTTTCTATCTGACCTTTCCTCACCTCTGGATCGGGACGTTCCTTGACAAGAGTTGGTTCTGCTAAGGGACCGATAGTAACAATACTTGCGTCTTTAAAAATTTCTAGTTGATATGTGGTAGAATGACCCCAACAAAATCCAATCTCAAATGCTCGCTTGGGTTTATAATGTTCTTGCACATATTTGAATGCCTCAAAGAGATCGTCTTGGGGCGGCATAAAACCCCATCCCTCCGTTGGCCATATTAAATGATCTAGGTTCATACAAAAAAGTCCTCAAGGTTGACTCGTGGTTCTGCGTTCCATCCAACCGCATCAAGGATCGGTGTCAATGGATCAATAAAAGTCTTATCAAACATCATACCATAATTTATCTTAGAATGCAAGTTCAGTTCCTTGGGTAGACCCATCGGGAACGAGATGATGTTTTCTCGAATCGAGTTCGGAACTTTCAAGTAGATGAACTTGATCTTCTCCCCATCCTGAATCAACTCATAACGATCTTGCAGATCATGTTTCTTGATATGATGATTGTACAACAACGCACCCCGAACATGAATCGGCGTTGACTTCTTATATATCGTCTCACGATCTGTCCACTTTGTCAGATCTGTGATACCACGCGGGAAGGCAATCTGTTCTGGACTGAGTGTCTTGAACTCTTCACGCCACTTGCGAATGAACTCTTGCGTGTCTGCCTCTGTGCCCTCAATGATCACACGGAAGATCTCTTGAAACTTGTCTCGCACAACTTGCGGAGTCGAACTCTTGATGGCCTCGATACCCATCATCTTCAGTTTGGGTGTGGTGTAGGCAATCTTCTCGATGTCCCAACAGTTCAGGATGTATCGTTTCTTCGCCATCCAGATACCACGGTCTGCGATCACCTCTCGTTTCATTACCATGCGGTTTTCATAGGCGTTAGTGTCTTGTGCGAGTTTGTCGTATGCCTTGGCGATAACCTTCTCGAAGTGTTCGTCACAGATCTTGTCTAGAAACTTCACAGGATCTTTCGGGTTGAACTTTTCGACCAAGGGTGCCATGTTGATATAGACTGAATCTGTGTCGATCGCAACCACATAGTCATTATCCGTATTGAGAAGAATATTCATCTCATCGTTCACGGCCTTCTCTGCGGTCTTGATCGCACGTTGTCCGGACAGAGTCACACCCTCGGCGATACGATGATCAAAGTAACGGAACCACTTGTTCGCGAGTGCACCATAGAGAGAGTTCATCAAGATCTTGATACCCATCTGCTGGTTGTCAAGGTTCGCAATCCGGTTCTCTAGTTTACGAGATGGATTTTTCTCGTACTCTTGTTTCGCCTCGATCATTTCTTTCTTGATCTTGGTTCGGTTACTAGAAAACTTTTTGATCACCTTGGGCATGATACCCTCGAAGTCTGTACGATAACACGTACCGTTCGCAGTCGAGGCGCCAGTCTGATTGCGTAGATCCATCGTTTCGGGTGACATATTGTACTGCACAATGATGTTGGGATACAGGGAGTTAAGGTCAAACGATACAACCCAGTCGTGTGCACCCACCTGTGGATCTTTCACATAACCACCCACGATCTTACCTGCATCATGATCGATGCCTGGCTTTGGGGGGATCACAATGTTCTGTTGCAACAATTCGTTGTAGATGATGGTGTCCCAGATCGCGGTGGTTCCCAGTGCATCAACCAGATTGGTCTTCGCACCATAGGACATGGTCATCACCAGTGAGATGATACCAATCTTTTCCTCTAGTGCCTCAACCAAGGCAACGTCCTTGACGTTGTAGTCGATGAACTTTTGGTAATCTTCTTTGTAGAGATTGTGCAGTGAACCATACTCTTCGTATGACAGTTTGCGTTCACCCAACACGACGTGCGCGATGTTGTCGAGTTTGTACGATTCTTGTTGTCCGTAGGTGTTAAGAGTAAACTTTTTGAAAAGATCAAGGTAATCGAGTTGTGTGATACCTTCCAACTCCCAAGCGGTCTGTTCCCTGCCACCCAGCGTAGGAACGGTCCTGGCACGCGCCAGTTTCCACGGAGAGAGACGTTTATAACTTTCACTACCCATTAGACCCTGTATTCTGTGCACAAGGTAAGTCATATCAAATAGTTTGGAGTTCCACCCTGTAACGATATCAGGTGTGTTACCTTCCCACCAGCCGAGGAATGAGTTCAACAGAGAGATCTCATCTGCGACTTTGAAGTAGGTGACATTCTCAGGTGCGTCGTAGTCACCCATACCCCAGACAATGTAGTCAGAAGATTTACTGGACTTGACACAGATCGAGATGACCGGATGTTTTGCCTCTTCGGGATCAGGAAATCCTTGGTCAGACGCCACCTCGATATCCATGTACAGAATGTCGACCATGTCGGGGTCAAACTTGACATCATAGGGGAATCGGTTGGACAAGAACTGCGAGACATAGTTGGTGTTACCATGCACCGTGAAGTTCGGAATGTTCTTGTACTGTGAGACGAAGTCACGCGCCTCACTCATCGAACCCATCTCGATAGGCTCTACCGGCACACCATACAGTGACTTGTACTTACCAGATGCCTTAGAAGACTCGACGAAGAGTGTGGGAGAAAACGGGATACGTTCTTCGACACGTTTGCCGTTCTCGTACCCGCGATATAGTATGTTGTTGCCGAATCGGCTGACGTTTGTATAGAATTTCATATGTACCCATTATATAGAAAAAAGATGTGTCAGTCAAGCTTTATCCACTCATAATCTGGATGGACATCTCTGTCGTACTTTCTTTTTCCGGTATCGGTGACTGTTCCTCCGTACTTCTCATCAATGATTTGAATGATGGGAGAATCCCATTGTTTGACAGGACTTCGATAGGCAGAACTCACATCCGTATTCATTCCTGTCTTATTTGCCCATTCGGGATTTATATAACGATTTGATGGCCAGTAAGTATTATTATGTTTATTACCGACCTCTTTACAATACTCGTCAGTGACCGTATGTAATAACATCATCGGTCCTCGTTTGTAATTATTTTCGAAACGATCACAGAACTTTTTTGCGATAGGTGGTATGGTTGTCCAGAACTCATTTGCCATACCTAACTGCAAGGAAGATCTTTTAGTCTTCCATTTAGACATGATCATACGAAAGAATTCTTCACCCTCTGGACGGAGATATGCGTCATGTTCCATCATCCACAAACGTTCGCCATTCGCAATACGTTTTGCATGTCGATAATGAGTATGAAATGCAGCTAGTTCTTGTGGAGAGCGATCAGAGAGATTGTTATTGACATTAGGTAACAAAGTATCGGGTGTAATACATTGAACAACAGTGACTTCAAATATGTCAGAAACTCTTTGAAAAGATTCCAGTGCAACATTCATATATCTTACTGCAAGTGGATTACCAAAATCCACGTTCATAATACCTCTCGCCTTTGTCATTATCTACTCCTGTTCAGTTGGTGGTGCTTCAAACGCTCGGTTCAGTCTTTCCCATTGTCCAGAGTATTTAGACAAAGTCACTTCCCCATCTTTATTCACATGACACCAGATTGGTGGGCGGAACCCAACCTTGAACTCCCAATGATCGGTTTGAAGTAAAGACTCTGCGACGACGTTGCCTTTCTTGTCTCGCATTGCTCCTGCGCCACCAATTAATTTAACGTCTTGGCTACCGTAGGGGTTCCAGACTTCATTCATTAATAAAATACATTCTNCTAACATAATACTAAAAAAGAGGGCTATTCGCCCTCTTTCTCATCCCTCTTTTCTTCGGTCTGTTTCGTTTCAACGTAGTACCACCGATTGGTGATTGCGTTGTACTTATGAGAAAGGGAAAGATGTTCTAACATGATCCTGAAGGGACGTGCAGTCACCTTTACCTCTTCCATTTTTTCACTAGCAGTTGCGATTGAAGAGAGAAAACACAGTACAACAAATGCGTATTTTCTCATCCGGTTCCTCCGAATTATTTNTTNATTTCAATAAGACGGGGACGCTTCTCNTTTGGCAGTTCNACTCTCAAATCAATGACCAGNAAACCATCCTTGAAGATAGCTCCATCGACAACAACGTGTTCTGACAATCTAAAGGTTCGTCGGAACTTCTTTTGAGAGATTCCTTTGTGTAGGTACTCACGCGGTTCTTGTTTGACAATTTCCGCAGAGACTACCAGAAGGCCATCTCTAACTTCCACTTCCAGATTTTCTTCGTCGTATCCAGCCAGTGCAAGTTCTACTGAGAAGTGTTCTTCACTGTGTTTGACCACATTGTGAGGGGGGTAGAGTTTGTTGTCTGTCATATCCGACAGTCTTTCAATCTCATTCCAAACATGATCAAAACCAATGAAATGTGAACGTGGGAACGTAAATGCTTTAGTTACCATAACGGTTTCTCCTTTTCTTAAAGCGAGGTGTTGTTAGTGAGACCCACCCTATGTGGCATCTCGACTTTATTTATAACATATTCTCATGGTAAATTCAAGCCCTATGACATTTTTACATGATGACATTTTTGTTACAGTTTCTTGTATAAATAATTACACGTTGTGAAACGTAAGGAGAAACTACACATGACTAAAACTATCCTCGTCGTGATGACGATGCTTTTATCCGCCAGTGCCTATGCACAGGATAACCACCTCGATAAAGTGCAGTTACAAACTGCCTCACACAAATGGGAAATCGACGTTAAATGTCAGACAGACCTTCAACCTAACGAAAGAGTTAAGGTGAAGACCCATCCTACACAAATCCGTTTAGACGGACGCATCACGATTGAACAAAAAAAGAAAAGGCAATCCTGCCGAGTACGTCAATTAGTCGCCAAGCTCAACTAGGTCGGCTAAAACCTTGTGGGGGGCGGTCTCACCGTAGGGATCGTCCTCTGCATTATCCCGCAATCCTGGCTCAACCCAAGTCTTTTCAATAACACCATTGTCGGCGTAGACGGCATAACGCCATGACCGTTGACCAAATCCAAGATTGTCCTTGTCGACCAGCATACCCATCTGGCGAGTGAACTGAGCAGAACCGTCCGGTAGAACCTTGACGTTTTCCAGACCTTGATCTTTTGCCCATGCATTCATAACAAACGCATCGTTGACAGACATACAGTAGATCTCATCGATACCGATCGCCTTGAACTGAGGATACAGTTTCTCAAAGTCGGGCAATTGGTAGGTAGAACACGTAGGCGTAAATGCGCCTGGCAGTGAGAAGATTATTGTCTTTTTGTTTCCAAAAAGAACATCTGAGTTTACTTCTTCCCAACGATACGGGTTGGGACTGTCAATAGATTCATCACGAACTCTCATTCTGAAAGTCACGTTTGGTAATTGGTTGATCATATTATTCCTCAAATTAAAATTTAGTGTAACAGTACTATCACACTTCAGCTAAAGTTTTTTTATAAACTACAGAGTTTTCTAACTGGCCGTACTTATCGTAAGTATAAACAGTTTCCTGTTGAACATTATTCTGAATTCTTACAGTAGCCTTTATCACTCTGGTATCATACTCTATTTTATTAAAGTATTCGGTCGGGAAAGTGGGTCTTACAGCGGTAACCGGTGGAATTGCGTCACTCATTATCTTGTTCCTATGTTGTACTTAGGACAAAGTTCCCATTCATCTTTTTCTCTAAATCCTATGATTTTGATCTGTCTCAACGGCGCACATTCTTTAGCCTGACTAGGTTCGACAATCTGAACCAGACCCCAGTCTGCTAAAAGTGTCGCAATAGAGTTTCTACGTTGAATATCAGATACCTCAAGGTTAGATTTCTTACCATCTAATAAGAACAACTCTTTGAAGTGTACGATAAAGTATCTACCTTGTTTATGCAGAATATGACAAGACTGATAGAGTTTCTTTTCGCGACGTGACGCGACACCTATTCTAGTCAAAGTCTCTCGTACTTTCAAAAAGTCGTCGGGTTCATTCAATACAATTTCTAACATGTCGTCTGGCGACCACGGACTATTTTCTTCCACCTTTATACATCCTCGATTTTATTATTTCAATTTGTTCTTGGGAAAGTAGGGGTAGGATGGACTTTGCCTTTTCATTGCTATATCCATAATATTCTTTTACCACTTCCAAGTTTTCAATATTTTCAGGTTTTCCCCATTTAGAAAACCTTTTTCTCTTTCTTACAATATTTAGTAAAAAATCATATTGAAGTTTTTTATCGAGATCATAGTATTGATTCATGGCGTTAGCCACCTGAACCGTATCGGGAAAGTATGATAGTTGGTGATTTGCCATGTAAGGATCGTATGACTTTTCTGTGTCACTATCTACAATTAGATTTTCTTTCGAATAATTAATTGAGTTTACAAAGTCAAAGGGATTCATCACACAAATTCCACGTTAGCCATAATTTCAGTCATACATGCAACTACATTCAGTTCACGATCCGCAACAAACGCATCCTTGTACTGATAATCCGCAAGAATTAAAACCAACTGCGGGATCGATTGTTGTTGCACTCTCTCGAACATTGTGTCATATAATGTTCTGAAAATAACAGAGGAATCCACATCCATATTGTTAACAACCCACGACCGCATTGTCTTAAAATTCTTTTCTTTCAATGCAGTGAATAGTTTATCATAACTCGTGTCAGTTTTCGCAAGTCGTTGAATATCCAGTTCGCCTTTAGTTGACGCACGTTGAAGTTCATTGAGTACACGTCGCCAGTCAGGCGCATGTTTCATGATCAGTTCGGCAAGATCTTTTGTCTGACCGGAGAAGCCAATCCCTTCATTCTGTAGGATTTCAATTGTGCGTTGATAGAACAAACCGCAAAGTTTTGCCATATCTTTCTTGGTGGTATTGAACTCGTAAACACCACATCGACTGTGTAGGGGTTCGATAATACGATTCTTGAAGTTACAGGTTAGAATGAACCGACAGTTGTCAGAGAACTCTTCGATGAATCCTCGCAATGCTGGTTGTGTAGATCGTGCATTGAGATAATCTGCCTCGTCGAGAATGACGACCTTGTATCCACCAGATAAAGAGATACTAGAGGCAAACCTACGAACCTTATCCCGAATAAGGTCAATACCACTATCCTCAGAACCATTGATCAAGATATAATCTAGATCAAGTTCGTTGCAGATAGCTTTGGCAACGGTGGTCTTACCCAGACCCGCAGTGCCAGTAAATAACATGTTGGGTACTTCGCCTGTAGCGACAATGTCAGAAAACGTCTTTTTTAGATCTGTGGGGAGAATACAATCTTGAACTGTTTGTGGACGATACTTTTCGCACCAAAGAAAATCTTTCATAATAATAATCCATAATAAAAAAGAAGGGGACAGTGTCCCCATTATATCATTTTAAACTTTGAACGTCAATGATTTCAGAAATCATCGAAGCTTTTGTTTTTCGACGATCTAGTTCTACGTTAAGATTGTCTCTAGCCCATTGTTCGATTTGGGCTTTCGTCATCTTTTTAAGATTGACTGTTGGTTCTGGTTCAGGTTCTGGCTCAGGT